CACTCATTGAAGCAGAGTTAACAGTCGTTGTAGTACCATCAATTTGAAGGTCGCCCTTAATTATGACCAAACCATCAGCGTCACCACCTGCAGGAAATGGGTCAATAATCAATTCTTGTATACTATTAATAGTAGAAAGTACGTTTCCGTCTAACTTAAGGTTGTCAATTTCAATAGAACCAGACTGGGTTGTATTACCCGAAATGTTTGTAGTTCCATTAAATGTTACACCATTTTGGAAGGTAGTTGTTGCATTAACTTCCAGTGTATCTGTATCAGCAGTACCAAGAACTGTATTGTCATCAACCTTAAGGTCTTTGATCCATGCAGTTGCTGCTACACCAATACCACCAGCAAAGCTTACTGAAGCAGTTGATACGTTAGAAGCATCTGTGGTATCAGCATAGTTAACTTGAACACCAGTAGCATAGTTCCAATCTGCACCCTCTACTTGAATCTTGTCAGAAGTTGTCTCGTCGTATCTAATAGAAGCATCCTTTGTATTACCAAAGTTTAGTTTCATATCATCAGCAATACGCAAGTCGGGGGTACCTGCTACACGCTTGATGTCTAAAACTGCGTCTGAATCATTGAATGAGAGTTCTACATCTCCTGTAGTTCCAAACTCTAGTTCCTGACCATCTTCAATTACCAGTTTACCTGTGCCATTTGCACGGAAGATAAGGTCAGCATCAGTAGTAGAAGTTGTAATGATATTAGAATTGAGGGTAATATCATCAACGTTCCACTGATCAATCTTTGAATTACTATCAACTAAGACCGCTGAACTTGCTGTAAGAGTACCTGTGACATGATCTAGCATGTCCATGAAGTATCTACCACCTACAATTTGAGCAGCACCATTGTTATCTCCAACAAATAGTCTGTCTCCTGCGTTTGCCTGAGTACCGTTTGCTCCTGTAGTAATGGCGAGTTCACCAAATGTAATACTACCAGGTGCGGTTGAACCAGTACTCCTTTTAATTAGAATATTGGATGCCATTAGAAGCTACCCCCGTTTACTGTTACGTGATTTAATACATTCGTGGCGACAAATCTTGTTGCTGCTGAATCATACACAAGTACTGAACCTTCTGCTAGTCCACCCTGTGATGTATCTGTCAAATCTACGTCTGACATTGCACCTATCGTGCCACCGCCACCACCTGTGGCGACACGGGTTACTCTTGGGACTGATTGATCCCCAAATCTTAATCTTGCCATTTAAAGTGTTACCCCCTCAAGTACGCTTACTGAACCCTCTAACACTCTGGACTTGATACCAGATGCTGAAGTTATGACGACATCATACACATACCGTCCGCTTTTCATAGCAGCGGTCTGAGAATTAGTTAGAGATAATTGTATTCTTCCGCTAGTTGCGGGAGTTAGGACTGCAGACGTTACAGTTTGAGAAGTACTACTTGTGTAGTGTTTCTTTATCAAACTTGCTACTGTATATCCTGTAAGGTTAAATTCTGTACCATTATCATTCTCAACTGTAAAGTCGATGATAAAGTCAGAACCTTGATATATTAGTAGGTTGGATACAGCACTTGCCATTCTCTAAGAATTCCATATAATATTTAGCTTAACTTTATTTATCCTCTTTCTTTATTAAGTCTTTAATAAGGTCTTTAAGTTCGTCAACTTCTTTCTTCAAGTCGTCTAAAGTGCGATCTTTGTTGCGTGCATTTTCTCTTGCTTTTACATAAGCATCATATGCACTATCATCCGTATTGACGATTGCATTAGAATCAGCATCCCTGCCGAGGGAGTTATGTCCTTCGACAGGGATTAGATCAAGTGTATTTTCTTCCATTATGCTAAAGCGATTGCTCTGAAGTCTTTTACCCTTGGTATATATGGTTGAGAGTAAGCGATCATACTTACTTTAATTTGGAATGCATCAAAGTCTTCAGTATCATCTATTGTATACTCATAATCAGTAAATGTAAATAGATCATTCTGTGGTGTAATAATACCGCTGTCTGGAATACCTGTAGTATTAAAGAACTGGAAAGGTAGATCATCAAGATTACCAGCATAACCAACTGGTACTAACTTGTACATCACTCTAATAGTAGATTGTGTCCATGTGTTAGCAGTAAGCATAATCTTTAATCCAGTAGCACTCTTATCCATTCGAGCAACCTTAGTAATGTAGTTTGCTGCACATTCACTACCAATATTAGCAGAAGGTTCAATGTTATTAATGATATTTGCTGTTGTAATAATTGATACAGCAGATAGATCAATCACAGGAGATAGGTGAGATACCTCAGATTCTAGATCCAACTCCATAGTAAATGACTTCACATTATTCATACGGTTAATTTCATTGAGTTGGTTAGCAATGATCTTAGTACCAGGGAAGTAATTCTCTTCTCCAATAACCACATCAAGGTAAGTAGTATCTTTAACGAAAGAAGTCTCTAAACCAGAAGTACCTCCATCGCTATCAGGACCACATGAAGTACCACTTGTACCCAACACTCTTGGGATAATACTTGTTTTTGGTTGAGTTTGATTTTGAATTTGTGGTGTTAATACATCCCATGGAATATTTTGAGAAGCAGTTATAAAGACACCACCACCCATCATAGAAGTATTTGCTGTCTTACCAGTTACTTTTAGATTGTAACTGTGAGGACTGTTGATGGATACAACTCCACCAGGTGCAGTATGAGTAGTATTGATTGATGTAAGTGGAATTCCATTTAGATTATAGCATTGTACAATAGCACCAGTTGAATGTGACAAACCAGTTGATCCACCTGCACCACCAGTATGGCTGCGTCCATTAGTAGCAATTGTTATAGTATTTCCAGATATACCTGAATATGCAATAATTTCATCCCCACTACCATCTTCCGCTTCTCCAAGAATTCTTACAAAACCTGGATTAGAATTACTTATCGCAGATCCACCCATAGTCGTATGGAATAATGATGCGTTAGTAACTGTAAAAGTATTTGTTCCTGTTGTACTGATAGTGGATGTAAGTTCAGTATCTGGAACCTCAGATGTTACACCACTCATCTGTAGATAGTTAAGTGGTGACTGCATACCGTGATTGCCATGGAATACTCTAATCTCATCTGAATTGATAGTCATTTGCATGGAGTTAGCTGCTAGATTTAAGAAACCACCATTAGCTTCACCAAGTTCTGCATTTTCTAGTACAAGTTTACTATTAGATGATGTGCTTGGTAAAGTAAATTCTGCTCTGTAAATCTTGAACATCAAGTCTTCATACTGTGAAGGAGTCCATGTAGATGCGTTCTGTGACTTGAACAATACACCGATATATGGTTGCTCAGAGATTTTTTCTCCTGCATGTGCAGCATCTATTGCATCTTCACCAAGAATAGAGATGAATACCTTATACTGGTTAGAATCAGAAGTTAGTACCATCGCATGCTCAGTTCTGTATGGTATGAATACAGGTGCTTTGAATGTAAATGTAGTTGGTTTAGAAGCATCTGCAGATGTAAATACATCTTCTGCTTGCTTAACTACTTTAGAGAATGGTAATACTGTTTGTGTTGGAGTACCATTTTCTACAGTTCTAATATCTAATGCAACAGGAATCTCTTCATCTTTTGTAAAGAAGTATAAGTCAATCTTAGTTAAGAATACACCACCCTCAAGTTCTGAATCTTCAATCAAGAATGTTTGTGCAAGTGGATCAACATATCTTGTTTCTTCTGCAGATGTTTCCGATACACTGACTAAAGTTCTTGAGTCAAACTGATCTTCTGATGTAACTCTTGCATTTCTTACAGATATAATAGTTTCTTGTGTAGTCTGTAAAATACCAGATGATGTAAATTCTGCCTCACCACTAGAGTCTGATACTCCAACAACCTTACTATTAACAAGAGAATCGCTAAGTCTGAATAGTTTTGTTCCAGTCTTAAATTTAAGATTACCCGCAACGTTTGGTGCATCTATAAAGAATGAACCTCTGACATTACCTTTCTTATCTGTAACTAGATCTTTACTGGATACTTTTGCAATAGCACCACTAGTTTCACCTATTAAGTAATCGTTAATTTTAGGTGAACCATAGTAATTACCTTTAACTTGATCTGCAAGTGTCTTAGTATCAATATTAATAAAGGTCAAGTTAGATGTATAGTCACTTGTTGTGCTTATGTCAGTGCCATCAAGAGGATTGATTGCAAAACCCTCGTTAGGAGCTGATACTCTTGCCTTAAATCTGAATTTACCGTTTCCTTTTTTGACATAAACTGTTTCACCTATTTGGAATGGAATGTTGTTAGTTTGTCCATCAGTAGATGGGTCTTTAATAACACCAACAACCTTTGGTGTAATTAATTTAGTAGGAATATTGATACCATCAAAGAATGCAAAGAATTTAGTTCTTGGTTTTAGTTTCTGACAGTTAAACTCAATGTTTCTAGAACGCATAAACTGAATATGCTCTACAGAAACAACCTTGTTACCTAGTGACTGCTGTTCAATAACAGGAGTTACTCTGTACCTAACACCAGTTCTTGCCTGTCTTGTAGTTGTAGTAACTTTAGTATTGACAGTTCTTGTTTGTCTTTCACCATGTCTGCCTTTACTTCTACCATGTCCTCTCCATGCACCTACAGATCTTTCTGTATTTGTTCCAGTCCATGTAGTCTTCCATGAGTTCCAGTGTATAGGAGAGAAACCATTCTGGTCTGCATTATACTCTCTTACTGTAGTCATGAAGTTACCTTCAACAACAGGACCTTGGATAGCAGATAATGATTTTGTATCTACCCAGTTATCAGACTCAGGATATAATTCGACATCACCTGTGTATGTGAATACGTTAAATGGGTTGACGTTTTCCACAGCTGAAGCATATGGTTGGTCAATCAATACAGTAGATGAGTATGGTAGTGTTACTATATCATCTGTCTGTTGTACGTTTTGTGATGATGTACTATATTGTAAAGGAACTTGTGTAGTATAGTGAGCTGGTCTGAGCTGACCTCTCTCAAAATCAGTAGATACTCTA